CAATCATTTGAATGCAGAAAATGATGTTTTTCAATTGTATGATAAAGGCGAAGATTATAGAATTGGGTGGATTTTCCCAATATCTGTATTGGATAGCAATAAATAAAGGTGGATAAATATGACTACAGATTTAACTTTTAAACTTTATCAGACAAATTCTAATGGGTCTAAATTTTTAAGAAGACACCCAAAGTACGATGATTATAAGCCCGAATGGGATTTCTTTTTAGAGTGTTATTTAAACCCTATTGATTATGCAGATAAGCATTTGTTTAAGTATTTTAAAGAAGGTGACAACGAGTTTAGAGAGCGTAAGAAAAGGGCTTATAGAGAAAACCATACAAAAAAGGTTGTTGAATTAATTAATTCTTATCTTTTTAAGGCACAAGCTAAGAGAAAAATTGTTAATGATGCACTTTTTAATTTTAGAGAAAATGCTACAGGAAATTTTAAAAGTATAGAAAATTTTATGCAACATTCAGTTGCGAGATTTGCCAATCTTTTAGGAAGGGTTTACGTTGTGGTCGACAAGAAAAACCCAGAAGTTTTAACAGGAACTCATTTAGACAATATTAAGGGAATGCCATATTGTTATGTTGTATTCCCCCAAGACGTTCTTGATTTGTCGTTCGATGATGTTGGGAATATTAGATGGATTTTACTTAAAGAGAGTGTTAGGGATGACGAAAATCCATTTGAAAGTACTGGGGAGATAAATGAGCAATATAGATTGTGGTATGGGGGTGATTGGTGGCTTTTTGACAGCAATGGAGACGAAATAGCAAGTGGCTCGACTGGGTTAGATGAAACACCAGTTATAGCGGTTGACGGGGAAGAGGGGTTAGATGTTTATAATGGAGTAAGTCTTATTAAAGATATAGCCTATATTGACAGAGCTATATTTAATAACTGGAGTAGACTTGACGTAATTGTAAACGACCAAACGTTTTCGCAATTAATAATTCCAGCAGAAGGAATTATTTTTACTGATACCGACGAAGATATGAAAAGCCAAATTTTAGAGATGGCTACTAATAGGGTTTTTCTATATTCTTCTCAAGCACAAGTTCCGCCTAAATATATTTCGCCAGATGCAAGTCAAGCTCAATTTATTTTGAGTATGATAGAGAAGCAAACCAAGCAACTTTATGCTATTAACGGGTTGTCTGGCGAGGTTGCAAGTGATGTTAAAATACAAAGCGGTTTGGCTAAAGCTTATGATTTTGACAAGCTTAATAAAATGCTTGCAAGTAGAGCCTCTTCTTTTGAAGTAGCAGAAAGAAAAATCTTTAGGTTGGCGTCAAAGTGGATGGGGATAGATACCAATAATTTCAATGAAATATGTGTAATAGACTATCCTGATGACTTTGATGTTAGGAGTTTGGCTGATGAAATTAGCTATGCTCAAGAAATGTCTTTGTTAAATATTTCAGAAACGTTTGAAAAGCAAATCAAGAAGAACATTGTTTATAAGGCTTTCCCAAAGCTTGATAGAGATACCCTTAAAGTTATTGAGGATGAAATTGATAATGGAGGCGGTTTTGGGGAAGTAGCCACAAGTTTTAGTAATGATAGTAATATTTTTGAAGGGACAAAGTTTGACACTTTGGACACTATTGATAACACATTAAATCAAAAAATTAAACCAAAACAATAGGAGGAGTATTTTATGGAAACAAAAAATGCACAGGGTGCAGGGGCTAACCTTGAAGGTGAAAATTTTGAAAAAGAGCAGGGGAAAGGCGCTCAAGAGGAACAAACAAAAGACCAGGAAAAGAAAGTTTTTTCAGAGGATTATGTAAAACAACTTCGTGAAGAAAACGCTAAATGGAGAACTAAACTTAGAGAGCTTGAGGAAAAGCTTACAACTTTGGGGGAAGTAGACCCAGAAGAGTATAAAAAGTTGAAAGAGCAACAAGCAGAGTTAGAGCGCAAAAAGCTTGAAGAAAAGGGTGAATTTCAAAAACTTAAAGAACAACTTATTAATGAGCATAAAAGAGAGCTTGAAGCTAAAGAAACATATATCAAGCAACTTTTAAATGAGAAGCAGAGTCTTGATGACACTCTAAACACAACCATTTTAAGTAATTCTGTCGCAATTGAAGCGGGTAAAGCCAAAGCCTATAACCCAAAAATCGTTGAAATGATAATTGCTCAGGAGGCAAAAGTTGAATTAACAGAAGACGGTAAAAGGGTTATTAGATTCTATGACTCCAACGGAGTTTTGAGAGTTAATGGTAAAACTGGCGACCCACTTACAGTAAAAGAGAGAATTGCTGAAATGAAGGCTTCTGAAGAATTTGCTTACCTCTTTGAGGGTGGCAATGTTGGTGCTGGAAGCACAACTACCTTTAATGGTAGAAAAATTGATTTAAATAAGCTTTCTGCCTCAGACAGAATTAGAGTTAAGAGGGAGATGGCAGGGTTATCTTAACAAAAAAATTAATAATGGAGGTCATCAATTATGGCACAAGGAACAACTTTTACTTTACCAAACTATACAGGTGAACTTTTTGAATTAAACCCTAACGGAGCGAGATTTTTCTCTGCTATAGGCGGTATGAATGGACTTAGAACTGTAAGCAATATTCAGTTTGGCATCACAACTTATGATTTGGGTAGCGACGACTCTAACCCAGACGCACTTGAAGGTCAGGACGCTCCTGATACTGCACCTGTTGCAAGAAGTGGATTATCTAACATTGTTGAGATATTCCACGAATCAGTAAATATTTCTTATTCTAAGCAGGCAAGCACTGAGAAACTTGCTACAGATGCTATCGACGGCGTGAATAACGTTGTTGATGAAAAAAGCTGGCAAGTAGAACAGAAAATTAAGAAAATTGCAAGAAGGATAAACTATCAATTCCTTAATGGTACTTATTCTTTCCCAGCAGATAATACAACTGCAAGAAAGACAAGAGGCTTATTGAGCGCTATCACTACTAACGTGGTTGTAGCAGATGGCGGGACTGGAGCACCAGACAATCTTAGCGCAAGCTATATAGAGTTACTTATCAAGAAAATTTTTGATAATGGCGGTATGGAGTATGATGATACTCTTACAATAATTACCAATACTGCTCAGAAAATCAAGCTTGACTCTATATATGGTCAGCCAGTTCAGAGCACAACTGTTGGTGGTGTTAAACTTGAGCAAATCTACACTCCACTTTGTGAGCTTAATATTATGCTTGATAAGCATATGCCACAAGATACAATTGTTATTTCAACATTGTCTATGTGTAAGCCAGTTGGTTTATTTGTTCCTAACAAGGGCGTTTTCTTTGAAGAGCCACTTGCTAAAACTGGTGCGTCAGACAAGTCACAGCTTTATGGCGAATTTGGACTTGATTATGGCGTAGAGAGATTTCACGGTAAAATAACTAACCTTATTGGTTAATTTTAAGGCGGGGAAACCCGCCTTTTTTATAGTTTAAGTATGGGAGGCAATATGAAATTTATTTGTGAAAAACATCCTGAGTTGCAAATAGGTTTAGATATATCTTTTAAAAAAGGAGTTTACGAAACAAACGATGAGAAAAAGATTAAGTCAATTGAAAAGTTGGCGAAAGCTTTTGGAATTTCAATTTTAAAGGAAGATGGAAAAGTAAGTGAGGATAAGGGCGTAGAGAGTGTGGAGATTCAGGAAGAGGATTTGGAAGATTTGAGCTTTTTACAAAATATGTCCAAGGAAGAGATAATTGACTTTGCAGAAGCTAATTGCCAAATAACTTTAAATAAAAGTATGTCAAAAGAAAAGATGATTGAGGCAATTGAAAATTTTATGCAATCTTAATTTTAGGAGTTTAAAATGCCAGCACAAATTGATGCAACAAAGGGTGGTCAAAATTCTAATAGTTATATTACGCTTGAAGAGGCTGACCAATACTTTGATAATATGCTTTTTTTTGACGAGTGGGATTCTTTAGAGGTAGAGGATAAATTAAGGTTTATACATACTGCAATGGAGATGCTTGAAAACTTGCAAGTAAAGTTTGACAAGGCAGACCCAACACAAGCTTTAAAATTCCCTGTATCTACTTTAGAGTCAAAAGATGATGGTTGGGATGCTATAAGAAAAGCTTTAAAAGCTCAATTAAAGCATTTGGTTTTTCATCACCAAGCAATTAGGGATGCTGAGAATTTTAAAGTTTCTGGGATGCTTAGTGAAAGTGTCTCTAAGAGTTATCAAAAATTTGCTGGCTTTAATGAACTAAATAAATATCCAACAGAGGTTAGGAATATTTTATCTTATTATGTGAATTTTGGCGTTAGAATTAAAAGGGCTTAATAATGAGAAGTAATGCAGTTGCATTGGTTGACGTTAGAATTAGGCAACTTACTAATGATTTTATATCTGATAAAAATTTTTGCAATGGATTTAATTATAGAGGGTATATTAAGCTTGTTTCAAAAATAGTGGCAACAAATATTAACAATGTTGCAAGCCAATGCAATCTTGACGAAGCAAGAAAAGCGAAATTGTCGAGACTTGCCAACACTTATTTATCTAATATTGATAAAGATGTAAGAAAAAAAATTTATAATGTAAAACGCTTTTCAATTGAAAACAATTGTTCAATTGATATGGCACATAGAATTTTATTAAAAAATTTATTGTTAAAAAATTTCTATAAAATTAATGGGGAACTTTTTGGCGATGTACTAACCAAGTTTATTTATTAGGGTAGGAACTACCCGATAAGAGGCTCGTGGAGGTAGTAGGTAGCGAGGCTGATGAAGCGAGAATCTCGTCACTTTAGTGGTGGGAGGTTCAATAGGTGGGCTTATGCAATATAATCATACTGGGTTTTTAGTCAAATATGAAAAAAATGATTTTGGGGATTTTATAGAAAGTTCAAAAATTCCAATACGATTTAACTTGATTGACGGAGAAACAAATAAGGCAGTCATATCTAACGGTGAGGTTGTCGTTTACGATATAAAAATTATTATGAGGGGAACTAAGAGCGCAATTAAGCTTGTTGATGGGGATTTTAAAATTGTGTTTAATGGGAAATATTATAAGCCAGTAGGAATTTACTATATATATAGCCATACTGGCAATAATGTAAAATATATTGATATAGAGCTTGTCGATGATAAATTTAAGAAAGCTTAGGAAAAGTGTTTTACAATTAAAAAAGCGCTTTTCTCAGCAAAAAAGATTTACAAATGAAATGGTTGAAGACGCCATTCTTTCGGCTGCTGAATTTGTAAAGGATGAGTCAGTCAAAAGAACCCCAGTTGACGAAGGATACGTTGAAAGCGCTCACTATGTTGATTCTGAGTATAATGATGATGAAATTTTTGTTGCCTATATTGCCGTTGATGAAAATTTAAGTGCTGGCGATGCAAAGGTTGGGGACTACGCCCAATGGTTACACGAGGGAAGCTATGAGCTTGGCAAAAATTCAAGGCTAAAACAGCAATCGCAAAAGGTGAAGGTTGGGAGAAAGTTTTTGGAGAGGGCTTTCAAAGAAAACCAAACCAAAATTCAGGAGATTGTTATATCTAAGCTAAAGAGGGAATAGTATGATAAGTTCTATTATTGTAGATATATTAAGCAAAGATGTTAGTCTGGGATTAACAAAAGGAGTTAACCTATTTGCTGAGAGAGCTTCTGGGAATAAATATGTTCTTGTGAGTGTTACACACTGTTCTGAGGCAATAGACGACCCTGTTGTTAAGAACGCAAGTATTAATATATTAATTTATGGATATAACGTTTCTGAGGGAATGGTTTTAGGCAGACATATTGTAAAGTCTCTTGAAAGTTTAACTCTACCATATAAATACTCTTTCGATGAAAGTGCTTATTATTCGCAATTTAGCGATGTGGTTAATTATACTTTGAAAGGTTTGAAAGTGACAATATATCCAATTTTACTCAATTATAGTGAGAGCTTTTCTATAAATTTAGAAGTAGTTTTTTCAGAAGAATAATCCCGAAATTAATTTAACGGAGGTAAATAATGGGAACAGCAGAAAATGTAAAATTAGGCGTTTGTAACGTAACTTTTGGTGGAATAGATTTAGGCTACACCAAAGGGGGCGTAAGTGTTTCTTATTCAACTGAAAGTGTTGAAAAGACGGTTGACCAAGAGGATGTGCCGATAGGCGAAATTATTACTAAGCAAAGTTTTGAGGCAAAAGTGCCTATGGCAGAGTATGATTTAGCAAAGTTTGTTAATTTACTCCCAGACGCTACATTAACAATTGATGGTGTAGATAGCACGAAAATGAAACTTGTTTTAGGTGGGAGTTCTGGTACAGATTTACTTACTATGGCACAAGAACTTATTCTTACCCCTGTTGGCGGTGATGTAAATGATACAATTACACTTCATCATGCAGTGCCAATTCCAAGTTTTGAGTTTGCATTTGAAAAAGATAACGTAAGAGTTTTTGAGGTTACTTTTAAGGCTCTTAAAGGGGCAAATGGGTTTGTCACTCTTGGTGATGTAACAGCAAAACCTTAATCATTAATTGAGAGAGACTACAAGAGGACGTCCTATTTTCTTGGTGGCAGGGGAGTCCCCGCCACCGTATTAAAATTACTAAAAAATGTTGGAGGATAAATGAAGGTAGTTAATTTAAATAAATTTAAAAATGCACAACAAGTAGAGCTTGATGGTAAAACTTATAGTGTTAGAGGCTTGAAGGTTAAAGAGTATATGAGTGGGGAATTTGACGTTCTTACGTCAGAAGGAAAAACCCCAAAAGAAAATTTAGAGACAATGATTAATTTTTTACTTAAAGTTACTGACATCCCAAAGGAAGTTTTAGAAGACCAAGAGTTGCAAGTTTTAACTGCACTTGTTGAACTTTCAAATGGAACTTACGAAGAGGGTAGCGAAAAAAAGTAAAAAGAGCAGGGGAAGGTTACAGGATACTTGAGATTGATTTCGGGTATTTATTTTCAGAGGTATTGCATTATTATTCAATCACATATTACGAACTTTTAGAGTTGCCAATTTATACATTTTGGGAGTTGTCGAAAAACATTCAAAGAATTAGGGGAGATGAAGATAGGCGTTTATTTGTTTTATTACAAAATATAATCGCAGGAAACCCAAAAGATTATCTTAATTCTCTTAACAAAGATGTTGGGAGCGTTTATATTATTGATGAATCAAGTGTAAGTCCAGATAAAGATGGACTTAATAGATTAAGAGCTTTATTTGGCTTGAGAGGGGGTTAGTTATGAAGTTAGGAAATTTATTTGTCGAAATTAAGGCAAGTACAGAAAATTTTAATAAAAAGATAAATGAGGCTACCTCTAAATTAGATGGGCTTTCTTCTGCGGCGAATACGACAAATAAAGCCCTATCTACTATGGGGCGCAATTTAAATAAAAACTTAATTAACCCCCTCAAACATTCTTCTATGACTGCCATTAAATTAAACCAAAGTTTACAGTTGGCTATTGGAACTATTCATATGTTTAAAAGTGCTTTCAACTCGTCTATTGGGACTATCATTGACGCTTCTTCAAAAACCGAGCAGTATAGGGCGAGAATGTCTGCGTTTTTAGACACTAATGAAAAGGTTAATAAGACATTTGAAGATATGCAAAAGTTCGCAACAACAGTCCCAGCAACATACGAAGAGATTATGGATTCAGCAACAAGGCTTATGTATGTTATGGGCGACCAGTCAGCAAATTTTAAAGATAAGTGGATGCCACTTATTGTTGATATATCTTCTGTTACTGGGATTAAAGTAGAAGAGGTAACAGGACAGCTAATTCGTATGTGGTCTGCTGGCGCACAAAGTGCCGACCTTTTTAGAGAGAGAGGCGTTACAGCTATGCTTGGCTTTAGCGCAGGAGCAAGCTATAGCGCTCAACAAACAAGAATAAGATTACTTGAAGCAATAGAAGGCGGTAAGCTTGGATTTATCGGGGCGTCTAAAGTTATGGCTAAAACTTGGGACGGTTTAATTTCTATGATACAAGATAAACTATTTTATTTTAAAACTAAAATTGGCAACTCTGGCTTTTTTCTTTATATGAAGGCAATGGTCAAAAGCATAAATGATTATTTTGACGAAATGTTAGAGCAAGGAAAGTTGGATACTGTTGCAAAGACAATATCAGATACGCTTATTAATGCCTTTAAAAAGGTTTTAATATATTCTGCAAAAGTTGTAGATTTTTTCAAGACTTATAACAAATATTTTGACTCTGGGATTATAGGCTATATATTTTTTGGTAAGCTTGGCGCTGTAGTTGCTGTGTTGATAGCAAAACTTGTTGACTCTCTTTTTGGAATTGATTTAGGGAGCGCTGTTACTGACTTGGCTTCAAAGTTAATTGATAGCGTGAAGGGAGTATTTGACGGAGTAGAAGGGAAGCAGAATGATATTATAAAAAAATACGGAATAACAACTATTCAACAATTAAAAGATGTTTATAGAGATATTGGAGAGCAAATTTCCAAGTCAAAGGCTGAGATACAAGAAGCTTATGGAATAACAGATAATGATTTTGAAGCACTTGTTCAGTATAATTCCACAGGAGTTCCAACAGTAAATAGTTCTAATGCAATTTCAAGAGTTGGTAAACAGGGTGTAGACGCCGTTGGAAGATACGTCAAACTTGTAGATGAGCAAAAAGTCGTTCAAGGGTTAATTGATAAATATGCACAAGATAAAGAAAAATTCAATAATAGATTAAAAGGGCTTAACGAACAGGAAAATTCAACAGAAATTCAAATTTTAAAGTGGCTTAATAAGGTTGATGAAATTGCCAAAGACTTAGAGAAAGATAAGATTAATGCTCGCGGAATAGTAGATACTTATGCAAGACTTTCTAAAGAGCAAGAAGAGGTAAATAGCCGTATTGATAGGTATATCCAAGACATAGCTAATACAAACTCTAAAATGGAGGTTGGAAATACTTATGCCTCACAATTGCTAACAATTGCAAAAAAGTTCCATAACTTAATGGACGAATTTAATGAAAGCTTTATTCGTCCAGATGATGCAAAAGCGATTGAATTATATGGGGCAAAGTTAGATAGCTATAGAGAACAGTATGATGCAATTTTAAATAAATTGCTTGGTATAAAAAATCAGGCAAAACAGGTTATAGATAATCTCGTTAATGATGTTAGTAAAGAATACGACGATAAAATGAAAGATATAGATGTAAAACTTACTTCTCTTGGTTTGAGTGAGTCTGATGCTATTAGTCAAGAGGGCGAAAATTTAAAACAATCTTATAAGGATTTGTTTGCCCAAATAAGAGATATTTTAATAAGTGAGCTTGGCTATACAGTAGAAATGGCTGAGAGTATTATTAACTCATCCCTTAAAACTATAGAGGGAACAATAGATGATTATACAAAAAAACAAAGAAGGCTACTTGCTCAAAATAAGATTGAAGAACTTGGAAATACAACAAAGGATTTCCAATCTAAGACAGCAGAATTTAAAGTTAAATATGGCGATAAAGATACTTTGATTGCCCTTCAAGAGCAGTTGCAAGATTATATTGGCAATTCTTTTTCTTTAAATAGTAAAGATGTTGAATTAAATGCTGGACTTTTTAACGTTGCAGATAAATATAAGAGAATGAGGGAAGAGCTTGGGAGCTTGGTTGTTGAGTTCCCAAAGCTTGGTGAGGCATTAAAAAGCGCTGAACTTGCTGAAATACAATATGTTCAAAATACTACACTTACTGATGGAATGCAAAATAAACTTAGCGCAATTCAAGGTATGTTTAGCGCTTTTCACGATGTTTTTTCAGCTATTGGGGAGCAGTTAGGTCAGGCTTTAGCTGAAAGCTTTGAAAAAGGTTTTGATTTTGGGGCTT